TTAAGGCAGATTTTGATGCTATTGTAACAAGATATCCTGAATGCATTAAAGCCATCCCAATTCTCTTGGCAGTTCGAGAAAATGAAATCTATTGTCAGGATGAAAATGGTGCTATACACTATAAATTTAATAAGTTTACACAAAATCTGGAGCAGTATAAATATTTCATGAAAGAAACTGGGCTATTTGATATGCTGAGTAATCATATTATCAGCAATCTCTACGATTATGTTACCGGAGTCGAAGTTGGATTAGGCTCTAATGGACGCAAAAATCGTGGAGGGCATCAAATGGAAAATTTAGTTGAATCCTATTTGAAAAAGGCCCGCGTAGAATATTATAAAGAAATGTACCTGACTGAGATCGAACAGAAGTGGAATATAGATCTTTCAGCAATTTCAGCAGAAGGTACGTCTACTAAAAGATGGGATTTCGTTGTAAAAACACCTTCTTCCATTTATGTTATTGAAACAAATTTTTACACTAGTGGTGGTTCAAAGTTAAATGAGACTGCAAGAAGTTACAAAATGATTGCAGAAGAAGCTTCTCAGATTCCGAAATTTAAATTTGTATGGGTTACTGATGGCGGTGGATGGACAAGCGCAAGAAGAAATTTAGAGGAAACATTTGATGTCTTGGAGACGATGTATAATATCACTGATATGGAGAACGGAGTTTTTTCCTCATTATTTTGCTAGAGTCGGCGTAGGTATTACTAAACTTATAAATATGACAAATAGGGATGCTCATTACGGGCATCCGTTTTTTTTTGCCTTCATAGTACTTAACGATAGCCATTCTGTCCTGTTACTCCTGAAGACCAAATTTTCAGGAGGTGTCCATCATGACGGACGAACAGAAACAACAGATTATTGTCCTGCGCCGGGATGGGGCGGGGTATGGCAGGATAGCGGCACAGCTCCAGCTTTCCATCAACACGGTAAAGTCGTTCTGCCGACGGCACAGCCTGGCGGCGAAGTCGGTAGCCTCAGTCTGTGAGCAGTGCGGAAAGCCGATTGAACAGAATCTGGGACGGAAGCGGAAAAGGTTCTGCTGCGATGCCTGCCGGAATAAGTGGTGGAACGCACATCTGGAACTGGTGAAGCGGAAGGCAGTCTACACCTATACCTGTCCGGCTTGCGGGAAGGAATTCATGGTCTACGGCAACAGCCATCGGAAGTTCTGCTCCCATGCCTGCTATATTGCATACCGGTTCGGAGGTGTCCGCCATGGATAAGAGGTTGTTTCAGAATGAAACAGTCTTCCAGGTGGTGATGCATCTGGCAAGGCGGATGTTGGCCGAAAAGCTCATCACCGGGAAGGAGTACCGGGACTTCGTGCAGGAGATGATCTGTCGCTATCAGCCGTTTTCCGGGGACTTATACACTTGATAATTGTATCAAACAGAGTGATATATAGTGTCGAAAGGAGCTGATTCTATGCGGACTATCCGTAAGATTGAACGAAGCATACCAAATTTGAAGCAGCGAAAGAAAGTTGCAGCCTATGCCCGCGTATCCATGGAATCGGAGCGGATGCACCATTCCCTTTCGGCGCAGGTCAGTTATTACAGCAGCCTCATCCAGAAGAACCCGGACTGGGAATACGCCGGGGTCTATGCGGACTATGGCATCTCCGGGACGGGGATGAAAAAGCGGCAGGAATTCCTGCGGATGCTGGAAGATGCCGAAGCCGGGAAGATAGACATCATCCTGACCAAGTCCATCCAGCGCTTCGCACGCAACACCGTGGATCTTCTGCGTACCGTCCGGCATCTGAAAGAGCTGGGCATCGAAGTCTGGTTTGAAAAAGAGAATATCCATACCATGAGCGGTGATGGCGAGCTGATGATGACCATCCTGGCCTCCTTTGCCCAGGAAGAGAGCCGTTCCATCAGCGAAAATGTCAGATGGAGAGTGAAGAAACGATTTGAAAAAGGCATCCCCAACGGTCGGTTCCGTATTTATGGATACCGCTGGAAGGGAAAACAGCTTGTTGTTAAGCCGGAAGATGCGGCTGTCGTAAAATTCATTTATGCTAATTTTTTGAAGGGTGTTTCAGCGGAAACGACGGAAAAGCAGCTGGAAGAACAGGGAGTGAAGTCCTTCAATGGCAAACATTTCGGTAACTCGTCTATTCGAATGATATTACAGAATATCACTTACACTGGCAATATGCTGTTCCAAAAAGAATACGTTGTGGATCCTATTACCGGAAAGTCGAAGATTAACCGTGGAGAGCTTCCGCAATATTTTGTGGAAAACACCCATGAAGCCATCATCCCTATGGAAATCTATAAAAAGGTGCAGGATGAACGGGAACGGCGCAAGAAACTGGGAGCTTTAGCGAATTGGTCCATCAATACTTGCTGTTTCACCAGCAAAATAAAATGTGGCATTTGTGGGAAAAGTTTTGTGCATACGTTCCGTAAGAAGCTGAACAGCGAAGAAGATTACTGGAGCTGTTGTTCTCATAAAAAGAAAGGCCGGACCTGCTGTTCGAAAGGCGGTATCCCGCATCAGGTCCTTGTTCGGGAATGTACAAAGGTTCTGGGGCTTGCCGAATTCGATGAAAAAATCTTTTTGAGCCGGGTGGATAAAATTGTGATTCCAGAGCAGCATGTGATGGTGTTCCATATGGAAAGCGGAGAGCAGATTACCAGACGATGGGTTTCCACGGCACGGAAGGATTGGTGGACTCGTGAGCGCAGGAAAGCATGGGGCGAACGGCATAAACTAAAAAGTACGAACCCCAACCGAAACATGTTCCATGAGTTCACTGGTTTCATCAAATGCGGGAAGTGCGGAGAAAATTACAGGAGCGAGCAAACTACCTATGCCGATGGAGAAAAAGAACGTTATTGGCGTTGTGCCGGTAAATGTGGCAATGAATCTATCAAAGGTAGCACTATGAAGAAGCTGACAGCATCTGTACTGGGTATGGATTTCTTTGATGAAGGGGAAATGGATGAGCTTCTGGAAAAAGCTGTTATTCAGAATGGGACAGTAACGTTTTATTTTAAGGATGGACATACGGAAATCAGGACGTATCAAGAAAGAAAACGGGGGTATCATCACAGCAAAGCTTATCGGGCATATATGCGTGAACTTATGCAATTTGCTAAAAATGGTGATCCAGAGTCGAAAGCAAAGGCGATGGAATTAAAAAAAGAATGGAAGAGAGATGACAACCGATGGCAAAGACAGTAAGGGCCATCCCGGCCACCATCAACCGTTATACGGCGGCCCCGATCAACAGCCGGAAGAAGCGGAGAGTAGCTGGTTATGCCCGGGTTTCCACGGATCATGATGACCAGGTTACCAGCTATGCCGCACAGGTGGACTATTACACGAATTACATCAAGGAAAGGAATGACTGGGCATTCGTCGGCATCTACACCGATGAAGGCATCTCGGCTACCAACACACGTCACCGCGATGGCTTCAAGCGGATGGTCAGGGATGCCATGGATGGGAAAATTGACCTCATCGTCACAAAATCAGTCAGCCGCTTCGCCAGAAATACCGTAGACAGCCTGACAACGGTACGCAAGCTCAAGGATAAGGGCATCGAGATATATTTCGAGAAGGAAAATATCTGGACGCTCGATGCCAAGGGCGAACTCCTCATCACCATCATGAGCAGCCTGGCACAGGAAGAAAGCCGGAGCATTTCGGAAAACGTCACCTGGGGCCATCGGAAGCGGTTCGCTGATGGAAAGGTGAGTGTTCCCTACAGGCATTTTCTCGGCTATGACAAAGGACCGGATGGGAATCTGGCCGTCAACAAGGAACAGGCCAGGACGGTGAAACTGATTTACCGTTTGTTCCTGGACGGGTATACCTTTCACTCCATTGCCAGGGAGCTGACTGCCAGAGGGCTGGAAACCCCGGCGAAAAAGAAACGCTGGTATCCGCGGACGGTAGAGAGCATCCTGACGAATGAGAAATACAAGGGCGATGCCCTGTTGCAGAAGCGGTTTACCGTCAACTTCCTGACCAAAGAAATGAAAGCGAATGAAGGGGAAGTGCCGCAGTACTATGTGGAAAATAACCACGAAGCCATCATCAGCCCGCAGGTCTTCGACTGGGTGCAGGAAGAAATCAAGCGGCGGCGTGAAGGCAGGGGACGTTACAGCGGCGTATCCATCTTCTCCAGCAAGATTAAATGCGGCCAGTGCGGCGGCTGGTACGGGGCAAAGGTCTGGCACTCGACCGATAAGTACCGCAGAACCATCTACCGATGCAACGACAAGTTCAAGAGCCATTGCAAGACACCGCATCTGACAGAAGATGATATTAAGGAAGTCTTCATCCGGGCCGCCAACCGGCTCATCGAAAACAAAGCGGACGTACTTGACAGCATCACCCTGCTGAAGGAACGGCTTACCGACACAGAAGCCCTGGAAGAGGAGTGGGACAAGATCAGCACAGATTTGAACCTGCTGGCCGACAAGGTGCAGCAGCTCATAGCCGAGAATGCTCGGGTCGCGCAGAACCAGGATGATTATGACCAAAAGTACAGCGAGCTGGTCAGCCGATATGAAGCGGCGAAGAAGCAGTATGACAAGACCTGTGATGACATCCAATATCGCAAGGCCCGGAGTCGTCAGATGGACAGCTTCATCAAGGA